ATATGTTGTAGAACAATGGATTGCCGACAATGAAATTGCAATCGAAAAAGGTCTACGTGCTGAATTAACAGAAGATTTTATTGCTGGTCTTAAAAATCTATTCGTAGAACATTACATTGATGTTCCATCAGACAAAGTTGATTTGGTAGAAGAGTTAGCATCTAAAGTTGAAGAACTTGAAGGCCAACTTAACGAAGAAATCGAACGTGGTATTGAAATCAAGAAGTCATTGGTTGAATCACGTAAACAAGAAATTACCCATGCAGTTACCGAAGGGTTGATCGCTACTCAAGTTGAAAAAATCAAATCACTCGCAGAGGGTGTTGAATTCTCCACAGAGGACGAATACAAAAACAAACTTGAAACTATCCGTGAAAACTACTTCCCATCAGGCAATGTTAAAAAGGCTGATGCTGACCAACTACATGAACAGGTAGAGGACGGTTCCGAAAAACATCAGGCATCTTTAGATCCTTATGTCAATTCCGTCATGCAAGCAATTTCAAAAAGTAATAAGAAATAATTAACAACAAAGGAGATTTATATGTATCTATCGGAAGACCTACAAAAAAAATGGGCACCAGTTCTTGAACATTCAGAATTGACCCCAATCAAGGATTCATATCGCAGAGCAGTTACAGCGTTAGTCCTTGAGAATCAACAACAAGCCATGCTCAAAGAAGCTGGCATCATGAATGAAACAATCACCAATGCTGCTGGTACAGGCGGTTTTGGTGGCAGTGCTCCTGCACAAGGTCCAGTTGCTGGTTTTGATCCAATCCTTATCAGTTTGGTACGCCGTTCATTGCCTAACTTGATCGCTTACGATATCTGTGGCGTTCAACCAATGACTGGTCCTACTGGCTTGATCTTCGCAATGCGTTCAACATACGGTACAAACCGCAATGTTGCTGCATCTGGTATTGAAGCATTCTACAATGAAGCCAACACTGGTTTCGCTGGTATTTCTGGTGCACAAACCGCATTGAATGTTACATACAATGCTGCTTACAACAGTAACACCTTTACTGGTAATGCTGCTGCTTGCACTGCAATGGCAACTGCTACTGCTGAAGATTTGACACCTGCTGAAATGGGTTTCACAATCGAGAAAGTAACTGTATCTGCTAAGACTCGTGCCTTGAAAGCTGAATACTCAATGGAATTGGCACAAGACTTGAAAGCAGTTCACGGTCTTGACGCTGAAACAGAATTAGCAAATATTCTTTCTGCAGAAATTCTTGCTGAGATCAATCGTGAAGTTCTACGCACAATTTACTACTCTGCAAAAGTTGGTGCACAAATTGGTACAACAAGTGCTGGTACATTTGACCTTGACACAGATTCTAACGGTCGTTGGATGGTTGAAAAGATCAAAGGTTTGGCATTCCAAATCGAACGTGAAGCAAATACTATTGCTAAACAAACTCGTCGTGGTAAAGGTAATGTTGTAATTTGTTCTTCAGACGTTGCTTCTGCATTTGCAATGGCTGGATTGTTAGATTACAATTCTGCTTTACAAGGTCAAGTTAACCTAACAGTTGATGACACCGGTAACACATTTGCTGGTACAATGTTTGGTCGTTTGAAAGTCTACATTGATCCATACTTTATCGCTTCTTCAACTGCAGAGTTTGCTGTTGTTGGTTATAAAGGTAGTAACGCTTATGACGCAGGTTTGTTCTACTGCCCATACGTTCCTCTCCAAATGGTTCGTGCTGTTGACACCAATACTTTCCAACCAAAGATTGGTTTCAAAACTCGTTACGGTATTGTTGCTAACCCATTTGCTAATGGTACAACACAAGACCTCGGCGCAATCAATGTAACAAGCAATGTTTACTATCGTGGTTTCAAAGTCGTAAACATTATGTAATAAAACGGTACCCAATAATAACAAAAATAATACGGGTACCATCTCCAAAGAGGACTTTCAAAAGAAGTCCTCTTTTTTTTCTTTATAAATACACATATGACAGCCCTATCGAGAACACCTTCAAATCCAAATTTATTACATCCTAATAAGTTTACATTATCTTTTGATAGATTACCTAATATGCAATACTTTTGTCAAGGTGTAGCTATTCCTGGTATATCAATGAGTGAAGTGCAAAGATCAACACCGTTTGTTGATTTATATTCTCCTGGAGAAAAAGCAATATATGATGTGTTTAATGTTACCTTTTATGTTGATGAAGAATTAAAAGCATGGTTAGAAATACATAATTGGATTCGTGCATTAACTTTTCCAACTGAGTTTGAAGAGTATGCTCGTTTACCAAGATCAACTAAAAATATATCTAATTTTGAAAGACCTCAATTCTCCGATTCATCATTGACGTTATATTCATCATCAAATACACCATATTACAGATTTAAATTTGTAGATTGTTTCCCAACTTCTTTATCTACTTTTGTTGTATCATCTACCGATAGTCCAGATAATCCTATTACTGCCGATGCCACATTCAGATTTTCTTATTATAATGTTGACAAACTGTTTTAACTAGTGTATACTCCTTAAATAAGGAGATTTTTTATGAATAAACTTGATGAATTATTAGAAATGTGGCGCAAAGATTCTGTCATTGATAGAACAGAACCTGGCAGAGAATTAATTAATATACCACAATTACATAGCAAATACTTGAACATGCTTTCAAGGCATAGATTGTTGTCTAAAGAAGCAGAGTTTAAGTATAACAAAATGCGTAGAGTGAAGTGGGAATATTATACAGGTAAACTTGATGATGAACAACTTAAGAAATATGGATGGGAACCTTTCCCTTATGTTCTTAAATCTGAAGTGGCATCATATCTTGAAAGTGATGATGACTTAAATAAATTTGTTGCTATTAAAGTTATGCATGATGAAATTGTTGAAGTATGTCAGAGTATTATGAAGGAACTAAATAGTAGAACATTTCAATTAAAAGATTTTATAGCATGGGAAAGATTCATTCAAGGTGCCTGATTTAATATTACATAAAAAAAATGAAGCATATATTCAATTTGAGTGTGAACGAAATATAGCACAAGAGTTGGCAGACTTCTTTACTTTTTATGTACCAGGATATCAATTTACTCCTGCATATAAAAATAAATTGTGGGATGGTAAAATAAGACTTGCTGATTTAAGGTCTTACACTATCTATCATGGTCTTGTTCCATACATACAAGACTTTTGTAAAACAAGAGAATATACTCTTGATGTAGATTCTTCAATCAGTAATACAAATATATTTTCTGTAAAAGAAGCAGAAGAATTTATAGCAACATTAAATTTGCCTTTTGAAGTTAGAGATTACCAATTAAAATCATTCATTCAAGCAATCCGTAATAAAAGATTATTGTTAGTCTCACCAACTGCATCAGGTAAATCTTTGATTTTATATTTGATATTGAGTTATCTACAATATTCAGATTGTAAAAAAGGTTTATTAATTGTACCAACTACATCTCTTGTTGAACAGATGTATAGTGATTTCAAATCATATGGTTATAATTCTGAAGAGTATTGCCATAGACAGTATTCGGGTAAAGATAAATCAATAAACAAATTTCTTACTATCACTACATGGCAATCAATTTATAAAAATTCACCAGATTATTTTGAACAGTTTGATTTTGTTCTTGGAGATGAGGCACATCAATTCAAAGCAAAATCATTGACAACTATAATGACTGGTCTTTCACTTGCAGAATATAGAATAGGTTGCACTGGTACACTTGATGGTACACAAACACATAGATTAGTATTAGAAGGTTTATTTGGACCAGTATACAAAGCAACTACAACAAAAGAATTAATGGATAACAAACAGTTATCTAAATTTAAAATTAAATGTTTAATACTTAAATATCCAGAAGAGGTTTGTAAGTTGTCTAAGAAGTGGGACTACAAAGAAGAGATTGAATATATAGTATTGAACACAGCAAGAAACGCATTTATAAAGAATCTTGCCTTGTCGTTGAAAGGTAATTCATTAATACTATTTCAATTTGTTGAGAAACATGGCAAAGTTTTATATCGTATTATAAAAGAAGAAACAGGTAAACGTAAAGTATTTTTTGTATATGGTGGTACTGATACTGAAGTTAGAGAATCTATTAGAGATATAACTGAACGTGAAACAGATGCCATTATTGTTGCTTCATATGGTACATTTTCAACTGGTATCAATATACGTAATTTGCATAATGTGGTATTTGCATCACCTTCTAAATCAAGAATTCGTAATTTACAATCAATTGGTCGTGGACTCAGATTAGGTGATAATAAAGAAGAAGCAGTTCTTTATGATATCTCTGATGACTTTAGAATAGGTAATCATACCAATTACACCTTGCATCATTTCGTTGGACGTGTTAAAATGTATGATGGTGAAAAGTTTAATTATAAGTTTTATAACATAGAGATGAAAAATGGATAATATAAAAATAATAAGGATGCAGTCAGGTGAAGATATAATTGCATCTATGATAGAAGATAAAGAAGAAGGTACTGTTATCCTTAACAATCCTATGACAGTATTATTCAAAAGACAAATTACTGGTAAATCAGTAATGATGATGATACCTTGGTTACCTGTAGAGATTGTTCAACATAATATTGCTTCAGTATATTCTACTGATGTATTAACTGTATTTGAACCTAAAGAATCTCTTATTAATTATTATAATAAAGCAGTGATTGATTTGAATGAATGTGTTATTGAAGAATCTGATCACATTGAGAATTGTTTAAATGCAGATGATGATGAAGAAGAGGATGTTTCAGAA